AATTAGACAGAAAATCATTGAACAGGTTTAATTTCTGTTCATCTAATTTTTTCTGATCTACTAGAGTGTTAATTTGTTTGTATGTCTTAGTTGCATACTTCTCGCGAAGTATTCCACCATCCCATACCCACTCCTTTCCTTCCATAATTCCCGATACAAATGCGTCAGGAGCTGAAGGATCGGCAACGATATCAGCAGCAGTTGCTAACATGAAATCTTCACCTACTACAGCAAAACCTTCTTTAGTCTGTTGGAGTGAACCAACACCACGAGAAGATACGCCAAGTTTTACACCTTCTTCAATTAATGAAGATGCAATTTTACCCATTGGTGTATTAAGGATTTTAGCCTTACCAACGAAGTTAGATCCGCTTTCTTTTAAAGAAACGATCTTATGAGATACTCTATCAAGGTTTACAGTTGGGCCTTCTGGATGACCAAGTTCGCCAAGTGCTCTTCCTGATTGAATATGATTCTCACTATAACGACCAACTTCTCTACGAAGAGTCTCCATAGGATACATTCTGCCGTTACGATTTTTGATATTTCCTTGTAAGAAAACACCTTCGATATACATTGATTTCTTGCCGTTCTTTTGTTCAACAAGAAATTCAACAGATTCGATTTCCTCTCTAATTAGTTTCATTACGCACTACCTGTAGTTTGAACTTGTTGAATATAAACAACTGCGGCTGCAGTTGGGTTAGGTGAAATTACTGACACCTTATTAGACATGAATAATGTAGCATGACCTGTTGATGTAAATGCGGTAGAAACACCAGCAGTATTTGCTTCAACAGTAACCTTTTCTGAGAAATCCCCACCAACTCCAGCACTTCTACTTTTACCAACAACTTTTGTATCGCTGATTAAAGTGGTGTAGTTGGAATCGTTTATTGTGTTACCTTCATAATCTAAAGTAACTCGATCACCTATATTAAAAGGCATCGTAGTTCCTTCAGGAGCTGCAAGAACTGTAGTAGTTCCTTTAGTAATACCAACAACTCTTTGCGACATTTTTAACATCGCTAAAGATTCTGGTTCACTTGAAGATACAATAAAGTCAGTAGTAGTTGCCACTGGATCAGTTCCTATTGCAACATAGGCATCAGCACCCGAAGCTACTATTCTTAAAACATTTGATTGTACTTTAAAAGCAGTAGATGTCGTTGCTGTTCCTGTTAACGCAATCGATTGCCCTGCTCCAACGGTTCTATATGCCATTATGCTAATAGTTTCATTTAACTTTTATTTATAATTTATTGTTGATCTTCTAATTCAGCAGTAACTTCGGTTTCATCCTCAGTCTCTACTTCAGTTTCATCAACTTCATCAACAATCTCATCATCAGTTTCATCAACTACTTCATCCTCAAGACCGACATCACCAAATAATCCATTTGCAACATCAGTTTTGAAAGCGTCTATTCTTTCTGCTGATTTGTTAAATAGAATCTCTTTGATCTTATCGCTAATTTGTGATGGTGACTCGTCTGTTGCCATCGCATCCATTAATTCATCCATGATTTTAATTTACTCGTATAGTATTTATACACTACAGGTAGTGCGGATTATATTTCACCACCTTTCGGTAGTTCTGGTGCTTCAGTAGCAGACCCATCCATCTCAGGTTCCATCACTGGAGCTCCTAGATCTTCACCACCAATTGGTTGACCTGTTGCAGGATCTATTGGTGCATTTGGATCTGGAATCACACCATCTGCAATCTCTTTTTTCATTAATTCGTCTTGTTCTAATATTTCAATATCTGTTTGACGAAGTATATTACGTCTTACATAATCTTGAGAATAGTATCTTCCAACGTATGGTTCAGCAGCTGCAGCAACTGTAATCCTCTCATTAAATAACTCAACTTCTTTTAATTCAGAGAAGTGATTATCATATAAGAAGTCATATTGTATGTGTTCACTCATTATTTCCCAGTCTTCTGGGGTGATAATGTTCTTCAATATAAGCTGAGTCTTCAGCATATCGTCAAACATTCTAGAAAATCTATGTCTTAATCTACCTACAAATTTTGTAAATTTTAATTCGTCTCTTAATATTTCTGAGGATCTTCCCAAGTTGAATCCTCCCTCTCCATCCATTCTTGATGGGGGTACGTTGAGCGACCTATATAATTTCTTTTTGAAGTACTCAATATCCGTGATTTCACCAAGGTTTTGGCCTCCAGGCAAAGTAGAAATTTCAGTTCCACGACCACCTTCCCTTCTAGGGAGCCAGAAATCTTCAAGCATTGCCATGTACTTCTTGTCATCACGGATCTCTCCTGTGTTAGCGTCGTAAACAAGTTTGTTCCGATATCGCATCATCACATCTCTGAGATATTGCTCTGCTTTTACTTTAGGTAAATTACCTACATCTATATAGAAGATTCTTCTCTCAGGAGCTCTTGAAAGTCTGTAAATTACCAAACTATCTTCAATCATACGAAGTTGATTGATAGACTTAATTGCTTTATGAAGATATGAAAGTGTATTTCCTTTATTTCTATCTACTAATCCAGAAGTGCAATATGTAATTGCATCTCTAGCAATTTTCATTCCTTGACTAGCACCAGTTGCATTTATATTTCCTGTTGGATATTTACCACTAGCATTGTATATGAAATATTCTTCAATCTCTGGAAATTTATAATCCATTGGATTTGGTGCATTACCAGTGTTTATTTTAAACTTATCACCATCTGACTTTTTTTGTTGACGAACATAACGCATTTTTAATGCATCAATATAACGTAACTCTTGGATACCTTCTTCTGGTTTTTTTAAATCAATTATTTTGTGATAAAATATTCTCCCATCTACATACCAGTTTCTATAGATTTCATGTGCTTTCTTATCAAAATCTAATAGATCAACAATATGTTTAAATTCTTGTCTAACTTTTGTTTTAATACCATCGCTTGCATTCAAATTATCTAAATTAATTTGAACAGGAACATCGTTTGTATCAGATACGATTGCCTCATTAACGATATCTTCAATAGCACTATCAGCTTCTGGTTGAAGTGCCATTTCACGATATCTTTTTATCAGGTCATATTCGGTTTTGTAGATACCTTCAATATCAACATAAGAACCAAAAAAACCACTACTCATGTAATGGTCGCTCCCATCCTCATTATTCGGAGGAACGGGAGATACCGCAGACGGAGATAGTGGTTCGGAATCCTCTATCGAGAATCCAAATAATTTAGCCATAATAGAGTTACTCTATATGAATTATAGTTTCTTTCTACTATTTAGTCAACTTAAATTAACCTGCTTGGCCAGCACCGTTAACTCTGATAGACTGAACTGCAAATTCAACTGTATATTCTTCTATTGTATCGCTTGAATCATAAGATACATCAATACTTCCAACTGAAATTGGGAATATATCAATAAATTCATATTCTTTGAGAACTACATTTGCATCTCCAGCATTAGTTGTGCTTGATTGTGAAGCTCCTCGACCTAGTTGATAAACTTTAGCATTTACCATATAAGATGATGGATTTGTTGAACCCATGTTATCATCTAATGCTGCAATCTGTTGTGTCCACTCTTCAAATGCATTTCTGAATATGAAGTCTTCATCGTTGATTACTGTGATAGTCCAGTTTTCAATTGTTCTGTCACCAGCAACTTTAAAAATACGACCTCTAAATGGAACGTCTATGTTAGCAATGGTTTGTGCTGGCATCTGTGCTGCCTTACATAAAAATCCAAATCGCTCTGCTTGCCAAGGTAATGTTACACTCGATGGTAAGTTTGTTAGTTCAACTTCAAATAAATTCGGTCTAGCACCGCCACCCAGTAATCTGGATTTAAATTGCGAGATTGTTCTATTGTCTCTTGTTTGGGCCATTGGTTTAGTTTCCTCCGATGATTGTATTTATAAAGTTAAACGCGGCCAGCGACTTCTTCAAAACTGATTCCTGTTCTAGTTGCAACAAACGATAAAGTAACGTAGTTGATTGACTTCGCAGGTTTCAAGAAGATATCAGCTCTGAACTCATTATTATCAATAACATCAGGAGTGTTATTTGTGGTATCGCAAACAACTAAGAATCCGTAAATACCTCGTTTTGCTTCGACATCTCTCAAATATGGTTCAACGATGTTTCTGAAGTTTGCTCTTGTTAATTCATCATTTAACTCAAAGAGTTGTGCTTCAGCAGCACTCTCAAGAGCTTGTTCAACTGTTAAGAATAAACGACGAACATTGATTCTATCAAATGCAGATGCATATGCAAGTGCAGTTTTATCACCAAAGAGTAATGTTCCTATACCAGGTTTGGTAATAACAGAGTTAATTCTCTGAGGATAGAGTTGATCTCTTTGATCTTTAGTTGGGTTGTATGCTAGTTTGATAGCATTATTGATCAAACCTCTTTGTTGCCCTGCTGGTGAGAACCAAGGATAAGCAACAAGATTTGTTCTACACATTAATCCAGCAATATCTCCATTTGCTGGAACAAATTGGAATTCATTGTTGAATCTATCATACATGTATTTGTATCCACTATCAAATACGGTATAAGAAGAACTTGTTAGTGGGCTAAAGAACTCAATCAAGTTATTTGTTTGAGTTGTTGTGTTTGTGACGTTTACTATATCTGCTCTGTGTGGCCCGATAGTTGCCATACAATCTTTTCTCTCATTAGCAATAGCAATTAATTTATTCGCTTTTGTTTGAGATTGATCCTTGGAACTACAGCCTGGCCCCATGATTAAGTAATCTACTTCTTCTTCATCTTTATTGGAGAATAAGTCGTAAGATGTCATTAGATCACCTAATGTTGCTCTCATACCACCGTTTCCACCAAGTGCAGGAATTCCTGCTTGATAATCTTCACCACCACCAAGTGTATATGTGATATTACCGATAGCAGAGAATGTAGTATCCTGTGCCTGATTACCCCATAATCCTTGAGCAGTTGTGAATGGAACAAAGTCAGTTCCAAATCCAGTTGCTAATGGTGTGGTTAAATGATAAGTATCTAATGCATTAGATGGATTAAATCCTGCATATACATTATCAGAGAAGTCTGCAATATAATTCTTATAATATGTCTTCTGAGGTGAATTTACAGATGAAACTGCATCAACTGCTTTTGAGAGACCTAAATGTTTCTCAAGAACGTTACCTTTAATACCTGTGACAACTCCAAAGTCATCAACAACTACAACGTGAATACCATCACCTTCTCCACCCCTATCTGTTGCATATACGTTAGATACTGGTTTTGGTGCTAATGATTTCCAGTAGATAGATGCGTTATCTAAATCTAGAGTTTGATTATTATACCAATCAGAAACTGATACTACAGTTGCAGAAACTGCAGTGTTTGCTGCATTTGGTTCACCAGTGTTGATACCAGTGTTATTAACAAAGAATACTGAGTCAGCAGCTTTGATTGATCCAAATCTTGTTCCTTCTGAATAATCTATTTTTGTTTCAGCATAAGAAGCAGTTCCACCAGCACCTGTTACACGATGAGTAAGTTTAACATCGAATGTTGAACCACCAGCAGCTCCAGTTCCGTCTGTAGAAACACCAGTAATTATTCCTTTTAAATATCCAGTGAATGTTGAAGTTGTTCCTGCACCAGGTATAACTGCATCACTTATCGCAACTGTAACACCGTTACCAACTACACAACCATAGTCTGAAAGACTTGTTGTTGTAATTCCAATTGTCTGGTCTCCAGCATCATCAATTACACAAACTTTTAATCCATTTGCCCATGAGCCAGGAGTTTTTGCTGCCCAAGCATAATCAGCAGATGAAGTATAACTTGCATTATAATCGTCGTAATTCTTAATTTTTAATGTTGTGTCTGAAGCAACACCAACACCAGCGTTTGCTGTATTTAAGTGTGTGCTGTCTGTTCTCACTACTTTTAAAACACCACCATATGATAGGAATGATGATGCACTTTGCCAATATTCGTATTGTGCGTCAGTTGAAAGTGGTTTACCAAAGACGTTTATAAGGTCTTCTTCTGTCGATACTTGTATAGGGTCATCAATGGGGCCTATTCTAAATGGGCCTGCTATTGCACCAATGTTGTCTAATACATTCTCTGCTCTTCCTACTGTAAGATCAACCTCCCTGACTAATACGCCAGGAGATAATTGAGGAGTCGCCATGCTTTTGTCTCCGTACCATTCTGTTTTAACTAGAAATTATTTATTAATTTGACCTTTTACATATATTCCCACATAAAAGACCTGTCTCCATACTCATCAGCTTTATTCCAACGATCACCTTCTGCATCAACAAAACTATCATCATCTAAACCATCAATCATAAACCCAAATGGAGCCATATCTTGTTCTATTTGGTTTTTTTGTTCTTCATATAATCTCTTTCTTACATCTTGGTCAGTAAGTTCCTTGAAGTAGTCGTTCTGAACTAACCATGCGTATATAACCAAACACATCGCAAGATCGTCATTAGCACCTTCTTCTGCCTCAAAAGAATTATTCTTCTGTATGAATGTTGTTAATTCAGATATAATTTCATAGTCTTTGAATATAATCTTGTCAGCTTCAATCAATGTTTTTAAATTAAGAGATCCTACTTTTTTTACAGTCTTAGACATCTTAACTCCCATTTGAGTCTTTTTACCAGAGAATCCTTGTCCAATAACTTGACCTGCTCTTCCTCTCATAGATGCCATGAGTAGGTTGTCATATTCTAGATCATAATGAATAATTGATGCCACTTGATCACCAATGTCATTTACTTCACATAATATAAAGGCCTTATTATATTTTGTTGCTACCTCATATATCACACTTGGAAATAGCATTGGTTTAATTTGATTATTTCTATACTTACCTACAATTCTATGAGGAAATGTAGTAATATCTACAAGAACAAACGCTGAGTAGTCTTTCTCAACACCACGAGCAACGTCAACTGTTATTAAATAATCATGACCCATCATAGGAGATTCATAGATATCTAATCCAGCATTTCGTTGTGAAGGTTCCTCATATACAAGATTTCTTAATTTACTTGGTGCTATTAATGTATCTACAGATCCTAAAAATTCACACTCAAATTCAACTTTAAATTGTTGTTCTGATGTGTTTGCAATTGTTTGCTCTCTCCACACATCATCTCTACCTGGCACTTCAGACCAGTGAACATCCGTTGGTTTATATTCATTCTTTCCTCTCTCTGCATCGTGCCACAATCGGTAGAAGTGATTCATACCTCGTGGTGTAGATACAATTATTACTTTAGTACTTTGACCAGAACTAATAGTAGGATAAACAGAGGCAAAAAATTGATCAGCAATGTGATTTGGAATGAATGCAAATTCATCCAAAAAGATAACATTGTATGACCCGCCTCGTACAGCACTTGCAGAAGTTGAAGCAGCCAAGATTTTAGAACCATTCTCTAACTCCAGTGATCCTTTGTTCCATGCAAGAATACCTTGCTGCATCCATTTAGGTAAGTTTTCATAGGCAAGTTGTAATCTACCAAGTAGATCTCTTGCAGTGGATGCTTTGTTTGCTAATATTGCTATATTTACATTATCATTAAAAACTGCATAATGCAACAAATAAGATACACAAGTAGTGGATTTACCAGTCTGCCTTGGCATCTTACATATATTAAAACGATTCTCGTGGAAATTACTAATTAATTTCTCTTGGAAAGGGTATAAGTCAAACGGCACTAAGCCCTCATCAAGAGAAACTATCTTTATATACTTCTTTGCAAAATAAACAGGATCTGCTTTACAAGCCATAAACTCAAGAATTTGTTCTTGAGTAAATTCAATTTCGGTATTCGCTTTTTTTAGATTCGGATTACCGAGATAAATGTCATCAATGGAAGGCATGGTTTAGATCATGAATTTTTTGTCGTGGTCAATTGTTTTTTGTTGTAGTTCTAATACTTTTTCTAATTTCTCTATTTTCTTTTTTAGAGTTTTGCTATCCTCTTGTTTGGAGGATTGGTTCTCCTGATTCATATTCCGATACTTGATAATTCCAGAGTTTAGCACCAGGATACACTTTTCTCACTTGATCCTGAACTTCTCTGCGTGAAGGTTTTTTGACTGAAGGGAAAAACATTTTTATCATGTAGTTACTTCCTCTCCATGCCAGATATACATCTATTATATTTCCTACTTTATTATAATCTGGTAAACGAGTTGCTTCGTATTGTATATTCGACTTGGGTGATTTAATTGGATCTGGTTTGATGATGTCAATTGTTTCAAACTCTCTCCACTGAATATCTCCAGTGGCATCTTCGACCTTAATGCCACAATTTTCTAATGCACCTATTTGTGCTGGAGACCATCCCATTTTGACTATCAATACTGTATTATTTAGTATGCGGAATAACTACATCATCACATCCTGCGTATGAAGTAGATAGATCTGCACCTATATCACCACCCTTATCTGCACCAAACATTGTAATAAATCCAGCAGCAACCCAACCAACATATGGTATGTTTGATAATGATGGAGCCACTGTTCCAGCAGCAATACTACTTCCAACCACCTTTCCAGTACCTCTACCAGATCCAGCTGCTTCAATACAAGCAATAGTCTTAGCACTAATTGTTGGAGAATCTCCTTTTGCATTCTGTGCGGATGGATCTATCCATGCACTTGTGCTACTAACTGGCCCACCATGATGAATTGCTCCATCCATTGTATACATTTCTGTTGTCTGTATATTTTCCTTCTTCATTCCTAAGAATCCACCTCTCTTCTCTATATCCTTTACATTTGACATTACCAGAGGATCATTCGCTCTGTATAACATATCATATGAACCATCTGCATTACTTACAACTCTATATGAAGTATATGGCCCTACTGGCAATGAAGGAAATTTACTCTCCTTATTATTCAATCTAATAATAGATCCAACCAACCCTATTTGGGTTCCACCTATTACTACACCCAATCCAACTGCAAGCCATTTAACTGACGGTTTTATAGTCATTTTTGTCATATAATGCTGACTTATATATATTAACCTCCGTTTCCACCTCCCCCATTACCACCACCGTTTCCACCATTTCCATTTCCACCGTTACCGTTTCCACCATTTCCATTTCCGTTGCCATTTCCGTTGCCATTACCAGCATCTGATCTATTATCGGGTGCTAAATATCCTCCTCTACCAACATGATATCCACCTGGTATCTTTTTACATTTCTTGTCATCATTACAGTAATACTGACCTGGTGGGCATCTCTTAGATGCTGCCTCTTCGATGAATTTATTAAATTGTTTCATGTTCATTTTAGACTGTGACTAGATCTTTGAGTATGGTGACTGTGGCAGATGATGCACTTCCCATTGTTACTTGGAATAAAACATTATCTCCACTGATTGTTCCAGAGAATGATCCTAACATAGATCCTGTAGCAATCGCGTTTTCTTCGACAACGGTGACTGTTGTTCCGTCATGTATTAATGAGTATTTACCACTTTG